GGCTAGAAGCTCGGACAGGATATGATGCAGCAACAGCTAGACGATCTTTAAATGTTATGTTTGCAGATTGGTCGAACCGAGGCATTAATATATGGACTATTGCTCAAGTTAGTTTAACACTAACAGAAGGCACAGCAAGTTATACGTTGAATTCTTACGATATCGATATTCTTGAGGCAGTTATACGCAGAACGGTAAATGGTACACAAACTGATTATCAAATGAGTCGAGTTGGTCGTATGGAGTATCTAAATATTCCTAATAAAACAACCGAGGCAAGACCTACAGAGTTTTTTGTTGACAGACAGGCAACTCCTGTTCTTAAGCTGTGGCCAACCCCTGAAAACTCTACCGATGTTTTTGTAAGCTATCGGATTCAACGAATAGACGACGTAACTGCTTCGGCACAAGATCAACAAATACCCAGCCGATTTATACCACCCATGGTCTCTGGTTTAGCATATTATATGTCACTAAAGAAAAACCCTGAACGTGTACCTATGCTTTTACAAATATACGAACAAGACCTAAAAAGAGCACAAGACGAAGACAGAGGCAGAGCCAGTCTTCACTTAGTGCCGAGGGCAACCTATTAATGGCTTACGCTAAAGGCACACACGCATTAGCAGTTTGTGACCGATGTGGTTGGTCGTATCCTTATCTTTCTATGAAAGTAGAATGGAATAATTTAAAAGTTTGTCCCGAGTGTTATGAGCCAAGACAACCACAAGACACACCAGCCAGAATTACGGCAGACCCCGAAACACTGTATCAGGCTAGACCAGAAGTTTCTCTTCCTCAGTCTCAGTTGGGTGTGGTTAAAACAGAGAACCCTTCTTCTACAGTAATTGAAGCGAATGGAACCAACTCTATGACATTTACAGACGACCCGATAGGCACATACTTTACAGGTCTTGAAGGAACGTCTGAACTCGGAACAATAACGGTGACTATATCATGAGTTTTACATATTCAGGCTTAAAAACAGCTATCCAAAATTATATGGATAACGACGAAACAACATTTACAAACACTTTAGACACATTCATCAAGTTGTCTGAAGAAAAAATATTAAAAATAGTACAATTAGACGAGTTCCGCAAAAACGTAACAGGAACGGCGAGTTCTGGTAATTCTTATTTATCAAAACCCAGTGACTATTTAGACCCCTTGAGTTTAGCAGTAATTGATTCAGACAGCAATTATAACTACTTAAACCTAAAACAAGTCACATGGATTAGGGACTACACCCCAGCTACCGCCACAACAGGAGTTCCTAAATATTATGCTTCGTTTGACGAAGATACGTTTATCCTGGCACCAGCACCTAATGCTAATTCAACATTCGAACTTCATTATGTTTATAGACCTGCTTCACTAACAGCAGCAGGAGACAGTGGAACAACATGGCTTTCTACCAATGCTCCAGATGCAATACTGTATGGCGCTTTAGTAGAAGCTTCTATTTTTATGAAACAAGATCCAAATGATTTACAGTATTTTGAAACTCGTTTTCAAGACGCAATACTTAAACTTAAAAACTTTAATGAAGGGTTGGGCACTAGAGATCAATATCGTTATGACAAACTAAGACCACAACCACAATGATTAAAGAACTAAAGGGCAAAAACATAGCCATACTCTCTATGGGAAAAAGTCAGCTCGACTACCATATGTCTATAAGCCACAGCCAGGAATACGATGAAGTGTGGGCGATTAATTCAATGTGCGCGGTTGTTAAATGCGATCGTGTTTTTATGATGGACCCTGCTTCGCGATTCTTTGACACTTTTGACGCAGGTCCACAAACTCAAGTTATGAGAAGAACGTTGCCTCGTTTAGACATACCTGTTTATTCTTGTGAAAAAGACAACAGAGTTCCTTCTATAGAGCTATACCCGTTAAAAGAAGTCGTTAAAGAAATGGGTTGTGGTTACTTCAATAATACTATTGCTTACGCTATTGCTTTTGCTGCATACCATAATGTCGGTAAAATAAATATGTATGGCGCAGATTTTAGTTACAGCACCAATATACATTTTGGTGAAATGGGGAGAGGATGTTGTGAATTTTGGTTATCGAAGTGTATGAGTCGAGGCATAGATATATCAATAGCAGCAACCTCTTCTATGTTAGATACGAATGTTCCTGAAGAACAAAAACTATATGGATATCATAGGTTAGAAGACCCACCTGTCGTTTACATGAACGAAGGAGAACTGGACATAACAGGGTCTTCAAAAGTAGAAAAACAAAAAGAAGTCCATAAGGGATATTCTGGAAGAACAGAACATATTACTTTCGGTCCACCCGAACCAGAGGTATATTAGATGGAAACAGATTCATTTAAAATCTCCGTGGGAGAGTTAGGTGTAAAAACAACACATGGTAGAGGTCATACAGTAGAAGAAGTTGCTGAGATGGCTACTAATAAATTAGTTTCGGTGAGCGACACAGCACCAGAACCAATAAAAGCACAAGCCCATGCCTTCAAAAATTCGTGTCACGTTATTATTGCTTTTTACATGCGTGAAGCTATTAAAAATCACATGTGTACAATAGGCAATCAATTAGAAGCGCAAGGTAATAAAGACCTTGCGGAAATTATAAGGAGGCTATAATGGCTATAACACAAGCGATGTGCACTTCTTTCAAAAGTGAACTTTTGCAAGCAGTGCATAACTTTAAAGCGAGTGGAGGAAACTCTTTTAAACTTGCTTTGTACACTAGCTCTGCGACTATGAGTGCTGCGACTACAGCCTACTCCACAGGGCAAGAAGCATCTGGAACAAACTATACTGCAGGTGGTGCAGCTTTAACAAACGTCAACCCGACCACATCAGGAACAACTGCGTTCACTGATTTTGCTGATTTGACTTTTGGAACAGCTACTGTCACTGCAAGAGGTTGTATGATCTATAATGATACAGCTAGTGGTGATCCAGCAGTTGCAGTTTTTGATTTCGGTGGAGACAAAACAAGCACAGCAGGTAGTTTTACAATATCTTTCCCAACCGCAGACGCAAGTAACGCTGTTATTAGAATAGCGTAAGGTCAGCCAAATGGCCGATATTACGGGTTGGGGTCGAGGTACCTGGGGACAGGCTTCTTGGGGCTCTGCTATACCTGTTGATATTACAGGTGTCGCGGGCACAGGTGGTGTTGGTTCTTTAACTGTAACAGGACAAGCAAATGTTACAGAAACCGGTGTCGCGGGCACAGGAGCCGTTGGCTCTTTAAGTATTAGTGCGGCAGCAAATGTTACAGAAACAGGGGTTTATGGAACAGGCTCGGTAGGAAGCTTAACCGCTACTGGTACAGCTATTGTTACAGAAACAGGTGTCGCTGGAACCGGTGCAGTTAGCTCATTAACCGTAACAGGGCAAGCTAATGTTAGTGAAACAGGGGTAGCAAGCACAGGTGCAGTTGGTAGTTTAACAGCCACAGGCGCAGCAATTGTTTCCGAAACCGGAGTCGCCGCCACAGGTGCTGTATCAAGTGTTACCATAACAGGCGGAGCAATTGTCTCTGAAACCGGAGTCGCAGGAACCGGTGCAGTCGGCACAGTTATTGCCAATGGTACAGCCATTACAGGTGTTAGTGGAACTGCATCGACTGTTGCTCAAGGCGAAGAAACAGTTACTTGTGATGCCAATGTTTACCCAACAACGGTTGCTGGAACAGGAGCAGTTGGATCTTTAACAACAGCAACTCAAAATGTTGTTTCAATTACAGGGGTTTATGGAACAGGCGCAGTTGGTGATCCATCGGTCATTATAGGTGTCGATGTTTCAATTACAGGGGTCTATGGAACAGGCCAAATCAGTCAACTCCTTGTTTGGGGCAACATTGTTCCAGGGCAAGACGCTGAATGGGCCGCAATCGACGATTCTCAAACACCGGGTTGGTCCGAGGTCGACGATTCTCAAACACCGAATTGGCAAACAACGGACGATTCACAAACACCTGGTTGGTCCGAGGTCGACGATTCTCAGTCCCCAGATTGGACAGATGTTGCGGCATAGCATAATTAGGATTATAATCAATTAAATAAACAGAGGCATATAATGGCAACTTATGTAAACGATCTAAGACTTAAAGAAATCGCCACAGGGGATGAGTCGGGTACTTGGGGAACGAGTACTAATACAAATTTAG